TCTACAATAGAAAAACTTTCCCCCAAAGTGGCAGGGTACGTGATACAAAGAATGGGATCGATAGGAATGCAACTATGAAGCATGGAAATCGTAAGGCAGGATTCCGATCTAACTTTGAGTTATCCATAGCGAAAAAACTCAGTAGCAAAAAAATTTCGTACGAATATGAGCAGATGCGACTTACGTACATACCGAAGCCTCGCACCTACACCCCAGACTTTCATCTCACAAAACAAAACATAATCATCGAAGCGAAGGGGTACTTCGACAAGGGTGATCGTGTTAAGATGCTTCTGATAAAAGAACAACATCCTGACTTGGACATTCGTATTGTTTTCCTAAATGCACGAAACAAGATATACAAGGGAAGCAAAACAACGTATGGTGCATGGGCTGAGAAGAACGGATTCGAATGGGCAGAAGGCAGTATACCAGAGGAGTGGTTGAAATAATGGATGATAAACTTGGACTAGAAAAAGCCAGCTTGCTGGGTGGCAGGTGGTATATCATCATGTCACCCTCTGATGAAGAGGGGTTCAATCTCACAGCCTATGACACAACAGATGAAGACGACGATGATGAACACCTACCAGCAGGTGCTGTTGTGCAACAGGGCATCATAGAACTTCTTGAGTCAGACCTAGAGCGTGTGTTGCACGCAGGTATGGCTAGAATAGCTGCCTATGATTTTCTAGAAAAAGCAGTCGAGGAAGCAGAGGCTGACCACAAGGCCACAGTCATAGGGCGAGACGACAACATCGTCAAAGTTAAGTTTGGGAGAGAACAATGATTCGGGAAAATTGGAACTTGAACAACTATCAGGCACAGGCCAAAGACACGGCTATATATCCCGAAGCAGCAAAGATTGTGTACACGGCATTGGGACTTGCGGGAGAAGCTGGCGAAGTTGCGGACAAGGTAAAGAAGATTATTCGAGATGGGCGGGATGACACTGCGTTCAAGAATGAAATCGCACGAGAGATAGGGGATGTTCTATGGTACTGTGCCCTGCTTGCGGATGATCTAGGCTACACCCTGCAACAGATTGCGGAGATGAACATAAGCAAGTTGAAGTCCCGCATGGCATCTGGTAATATACAGGGCAGTGGAGATAACAGGTGAGACACGAGGAATATATGAAAGAGAAAAGTAGGGATGCCGATAACGTCAATCACCCGCCACACTACAATCAAGCAGGTATCGAATGCCTCGACGCAATCGCAGCGGCGACAGGCGACGGCTTTGAACACTACTTGCAAGGAAACATCCTCAAGTACCTCTGGCGATACCGCTATAAAAACGGAACCGAAGACCTCAAGAAAGCCCAGTTCTACCTAAACAAGCTGGTGGATATAAAGCAATGAACTGCTGGCATTGCAACCACGAATTAATATGGGGTGGAGACCACGACTTAGAAGAAGAAGAAGAGTACGTCATGGTTACAAACCTACACTGTCCAAACTGTAATTCTGCAGTTGATGTATATTACCCAAATCAAGAAGGAACAAACAATGAATAATTCACTACCCACACCCTACCAAGAATTTATCCACAAGTCACGTTACGCCCGTTGGAAACAGGATGAGCAACGCCGTGAGACTTGGGGCGAAACAGTGGCAAGATACTTTGACTACATGGAAGGGCATCTAGGTGCTAACCACGGTTACAAGTTGCCTTCAAGCCTACGCAACGAACTAGAAGAAGCTGTATTGGGATTGCAAATCATGCCATCTATGCGGGCTATGATGACATCTGGAGACGCCCTAGACCGCGACAACGTGTGTGGCTACAACTGTTCGTATATTCCTGTGGACAGCCCCCGTTCGTTTGATGAGTGCATGTACATTCTTATGTGTGGCACAGGTGTGGGCTTCTCTGTTGAGCGTGAGAACGTGGACAAGCTGCCTACCATCTCCGACAACTTTCACGATTCAGATACCGTCATCAAGGTTGGTGACAGCAAGCCCGGATGGGCAAAGGCTTACCGTGAATTGGTTGCCCTGTTGTACGCAGGACAAGTTCCACAGATTGATGTCTCTGCTGTACGACCTGCAGGTGAACGTCTCAAGGTGATGGGTGGACGTGCCTCTGGGCCGCAACCTCTAGTTGAACTGTTTAACTTCACCGTTGAAACATTTAAGAAGGCACGGGGACGCAAGCTGTTTCCTATTGAATGCCACGACCTGATGTGCAAGGTGGGCGAGATTGTAGTCGTGGGCGGTGTACGTCGTAGCGCACTCATCTCACTGAGCAACTTGAATGATGACCAGATGGCACATGCCAAGTCCGGTATGTGGTGGGAGAACGAGCCTCAACGTGCGCTGGCTAATAACTCTGTAGCCTACAAAGGCAAGCCAGAGATGGGTACGTTTATGCGTGAATGGGTATCCTTGTACGAGTCTAAGTCTGGTGAGCGAGGCATCTTTAATAGACAGGCTGCTGACATACAGGTGGGTCGCAACGGACGCCGTGAGCAAGGGCACATGTGGGGTACGAACCCGTGTTCGGAAATCGTATTACGCCCGTACCAATTCTGTAACTTGTCAGAGGTGGTGGTGCGTGAATCAGACAGCTTAGATTCCTTGAAGCGCAAGGTACGCCTGTCAACTATACTGGGTACCTTCCAGTCTACGCTGACCAACTTCAAGTACCTGCGTAACATCTGGAAGAAGAACACAGAAGAAGAACGTCTGTTGGGTGTGTCGTTGACGGGCATCATGGATCATCATGTGTTGTCCAAGAATGTTGACAGCAAAAGATGGCTAGAAGAAATGAAGGAAGAGGCTGTCAAAGTAAACGAAGAGTTTGCAAAGATGCTAGACATTCCTCAGTCTGCAGCAATCACCTGCGTAAAGCCTAGTGGGACTGTATCTCAGCTTGTCGATGCCGCCAGCGGTATCCATGCTCGTCACAATCCTCACTACATTCGCACAGTGCGGGGTGACAACAAAGACCCCTTGACACAGTTCTTGATTGATTCAGGTGTGCCAGCAGAGCGTGACGTGATGAAGCCTGACTCAACAACCGTGTTCAGCTTCCCTATGGAATCACCAAAGGGTGCAGTGACACGCACAGAGATGACAGCTATCCAACAACTAGAACTCTGGAAAACCTATGCCCTGCACTGGTGCGAACACAAGCCATCCATCACCGTGTCCGTAAAAGAAGAAGAGTGGATGGAAGTTGGTGCGTGGGTGTACGATAACTTTGATGTAGCATCAGGGGTTTCGTTCTTGCCATTCAGTGACCACACGTACCAACAGGCACCCTATCAGGACATAGAGCCAGACGATTACTTGGAGTGGAAAGACCGCATGTCGTACGTCAACATTGATTGGTCACGCCTAGAGGACTTCGAGAAAGAAGACAATACCACGGGGTCACGGGAGTTGGCGTGTACAGCGGGTGTGTGTGAAGTGGTAGACCTCAATGCAGCGTAAGGCAAAAGAGGTTTTGGTATGGAAGCGGGGGAATGACTGGATACAGTACAATCCGCCTCGCAACCATCCGGCGTATGAAGAGTGGCAGAAAGTGAAAGAAAAGGATGAGCAAAGAAATAAATCCTGAAACATACACGCGATCTCATGCCGTGTTTGAGGGCGGCGATTGGTGGTATTACAGTCCCAGTGGTTATCGTCAACGTGTGGAAACGCACGCCGCAAAAAACAAAAACAGAATGTATGTCAATGGAAAATACATACCGTCTTCTCATCCCCTGCACCGTCCCGGACGCTACAAGGCTCTTGACGATGCGTGGTCACATGAAAAGATTGAAAGCACTCTTGAGGGAGATGTGTACGCTATAGTTAATCCTGCGTGGGACGGGTGGGTAAAGATAGGCAAAGCTGTTAGTGCAGACGATAGACTAAATGGCTATCAGACTTCATCCCCCTACAGAGACTACACCGTGCTTTCCCGCATCAGTGTACCCAACAGACACGAAAAAGAACTTGTAATGCATCGCATTTTCGAGGATAATGCAGAGGCCCGTAAGGGTGAGTGGTTTAAAATATCGGAAGAAACTACTGTACTTTTATTTTTGACGGAGAACAAAGAGAATGACAAAGAATAAAGAACCTGTACTTAGCATCGATGACAAAGAGTATTCGATGGATGATCTGGATGAATCTCAGAAATATCTTGTACTGCAGATGCAAGAAGTCTCTGCTAGTATTCGAAGCTTAAACCTGAAGATTGCTCAGTATCAAGCTGCCCTAACTACGTTTAGAGGTATGCTCAATAAGTCTTTGGAAGAGTCGGATGATTGAAGTCAGTATAACGCCGGAACTGATAAGTCGCGCACGTAAAAAAACTGCCACTGTAGGCAATCTACAGGGCAGCATAACGGGTAGCTTGAGTCATGTGGTGGGAGCGATAGGTGAGATAATCGTGGCTGATGCCATCGGCGCAGACCAATCAAACACCTACGACTACGATTTGGTTAGGGACGGGGAGCGAATCGATGTCAAAACGAAACGCTGCAACACACGTCCCTTTCCACACTACGACTGTTCGGTGGCTGCACACGGGGCCAAACAAGATTGCGACAGTTACATATTTGTGCGAATCTTAACCGACTCGTCGAAGGCGTGGATATTAGGCTCTATTCCAAAACAAGAATTTTACACGAAGGCAACGAAGTACCAACGGGGCGACATGGACCCCGCAAACGGTTTTACATTCAAGGCCGATTGTTACAATCTACCTATTAGTGAGTTGTCTGATGTCAAACAAAGCGTCACTGTTTAAGTTCGAAGCGAACCTACTTCCTAATGGAAAGGTTGAGTTGCTCTGTGAAGCAGTGAAGCCTGAAGAGTTCGAAGGTGTGATGAACAAGGGGATGCCGGAGTACGACGGTTCGCACTCTATAGCATCCCTATTGCGTTACTTGAAGTCTTGGTCAGATGAGGCTATGGAAAAGTCAACCAGATATATCTAGCTTTTGCCCTTGCCATCTGCAGCGTAGAATGGAACCATATTTCCGGCATCGTTCTTTACCATCTTCAAACTGCCGCCCTTTGCCATCATAGGCATCTTCGGACCTTGCATCATATTGTTCTGCATCTGGTTCTGTTGACCCTGTGTAGATGTCATCATGCCACCCCCGTAAGCTTTCTTGCGGGGTTTTTTGGTTGCCATGCCGCCGTACATCATTGGCTTGCGCTTTGCAGCCCCGCCGTACATCATGCCTTTGCGTTGGCCGTTAGTGTAGGTTTTCATTGATTAGTCCTCTTCATCTTGCTGGAGTGTAGCTGTATAGCTGTCTAGTATTGATCTTCCCTTTTCACCCAAAGCACCTAGTTCAGTAATTACAAATTCTGTAACCATACTATCAAACGTCGCTAAGTCTGCTTTAGTCATATCTTTAGGATACTTCATCATTCTAAGTATTAAATCTGCAGCTTCTTCATTGCCCGCTGCTAACTTCATCATGTCCATACCAGCATGAGAGGCTAAAGAAACACCAAATTCCGCAGCAACGTACTGAGGGCTGACCATGCCACGAGCAAGGTTGAAGCTTCGGGATATAAGCTGGTTAGTTCCCATCTTATTTACTAGCCCCTTAATTGCTACAGCCGTATCCAGTTCTGCTCTTCGTAGGGCTACAGATTCACTTAAATACTGTGCAGTTTCTACCAAAGTATCGACATGATCTTCGTCTAAATAACCGCTAAGTATGCCCCGCACGTTATCCATGTCTAACGCTTCAACAAGTTTTTCTGGATTGTCCATAGCGTGCAGCACAGACTCTGTGCCATCAGCGTTTATATGTTTTCTTCCGGGTATTGGTCCTACCTCTGCGTATTCCATCATACCATTTACAAGCATGTATGTTATACCACGATCTAAAGCTTCTTCTGTGTTGTGAGTAATCCCGGATGCGTCTTCAAAAGTGTCACCCAGCTTAGTAGCCACTGTGCTTTTGAGTGCTTCCAGACTTTCAGCCTTTCCTCGTATTACATACTTTTGAAAGAACGTGCCGGGGTCATCTACCCCTGTAGCCTTTTGAAGCTGAATGATAGCTGCGTCTCGTTGTTTTCTAGCGTTGTTAACAGCACTCTCTACATCATCTAAACCGTCTTCAACTTTTTTAGAATACTTACGGGCACTTTCTCCCAACTCGTTATTGTTTTTAATCAGAGTTTCAATAGCCATTTCTTCTTGCATCATTTCGCCCAAATCAACTAGGCGTACTTTTTTAGCAGGTCCATCATCCATCTTTACCATAACTGTAAGCTGGTCTTGTACTTCAGCAAGACCCTCTAGCCTTGCAAAGTTGTATCCTCCTGCTTCAATGACAGTTTTTCCGGGACTCAAGCGGGTGTCTTTCATCATGTCCGCTACACGATAGCCCCACTTTGAGTATATCATTTCTGTCATGTGGGCACGTAGTAAATCAAAGTCTGCTCGTGCGTTAGGTTGCGTAAGATCAAACACGTCCCCCGCACCGTCACTAAATGATTCTACAAACTGCGATCTATTCAAGATAAATTTCTGCATGGCATCCCTATCTCCACGCAGGGCTGCTTCTATGTTTATGCCTAATTTATCAAACGCATCAAGAGGGGTCTCCCCCTTGTATGCAAACCTAAACAGACGATCACTTGCCATACCCTCTGGTATTACTTCCCCGACAGCAACGTCTTCAAAGAAAAATTCTTCGTTCGCAGCGTCTATATAAGTTTCTGTGTCTATCTCGTCCCCTTCTGCATCTGTTGCTTTTTTGCCTGATACCTTTACCGGACCCACTTGTGACTTGTGTAATTTTTGAAGGGGACCACCAACTCTAAGTTTGTCAAACCACTCTTCTTGGTATATTTCACGGGCATCCTTCCAGCGTTCAAAGAATTCAGGTGCCTCTTTGTCTACCAAGTCTTCTACGTTACCAGCGTATGCTTCGTACCGTGACGCTAAGTCATCGTCTCCTAAACGAATAGCGTAATCTCTAAACGAAGAATACACATCCATCACTTCTCCGGGAGTAGCTAAAAAGCTGGGCGGTTCTATGCCAAACTTTGCTTGGTTTGCTTCGTCCATGTAAAACAAAAGAATATCAAGAGACGTTGCGTTCTCTTTTATAAACATATCAGAATTTTTGTTTGTGTGCAGGGCGGATAAGTCATCGTAAGATGTACCCTCCATAGATTCTAGAGATCGTTTTGCCATTTTGTTAGCAACTTTATACATGCGCTTACCCAGTGTTCCAGAAAAGAAACGAGAGTTCTTTCCAAAAAACTCTTTTATATCCGAATCTGGTGCATACTTCATAAGTTCAGTGATCATACTGTTTACGGGTATGCTTTTGCCCATCTTGTCAGCTTCTATGTCTAGCTGAATAAAACCCCTTTTTGCCCGTTTTCTCATTCTGGCAAACTTGTTTTGGACTACAAGTTCTAAGTTTCTAGCAGTCTCTTTTATGTGCTTTCCACGATTGCCTCTAAATGAAGATACGTTTTCAGCACGAACGGCTAGAGATTGCATGTTTTGTTGGTACTGTCGTTCTAAGATTGCTAACTGATCAACATCGGACTTTAGAGAAATCTCAATCTCAATTTCCATGTCGTCAAGACCATCAAGTATGTTTGGAGGAATATCAGATGTAGGGTCTTCCAGTATAGCACGTTTGTAGTTTCTGATAGACGATGCCAACTGTGTACGATCATCCTGAAGTCTCTTTAACTCTGCTTCGTTGGCTAATTCTAGACTGTTTATATAGTTTTCAAGTTCTTTGGGGTTGTCTATGTCAGTTCTGTTTTGAGATTTTTCTCTCAACAGCTTTACTAAACGAGTCGTTGACCCTGCCCTTGTTACCCTGTGTCTTTGGGCGTTCATTTGTTCTGCTAAATTACTGGCAGAGTTTATATCACGATAGTCTATAGAAACACCCTGTAGTCTTTCTACGGATTGCAACCATCCCATACTGCTAGTTGTAGCCACAGTCTCTTGGAGTATGCCTCGTATTTCGTTTTGTTCTTCCAGAGGAAAAGCATCTACGATGCTATTTAGCCTGTTTTGATGTTTTTCCATTGAATTGACAACTTGATCCAAGCCTTCATCGTCCAAAGCAAAAGCCACCCTTTGCATGGCATTTAACGCTACACGAGTCTCTTTAGGAAGTTCTCTTCCAGTTCGTCTTGTGTATATTTCTGCAAAGTTGTCCATTCTGCCGCTGGCAAAGAAGCCCTTAACAACGTCTTTACCTACTATTTTAAAAGGTATGTTAGCTATGTGATCAAGTCCTTTTAAGACGTTGTTGACCTGATCACCTGACTGTTGATTTACCCAGTAGGCTGTCTTACCTGCGGCTGTAACTGCAAACTTTCCAATAAACAAGTGAACTAGGGCACCCATACCCTCTTTCATCATAGTGTCTTCACCTAACCAGCCATTTAACATTTCACTCTGTCCAACATAGTACATAGTAGCAGCCAGCGGAATTGCATCTTTAAAAGACTCTTTTACATTGGGAAGAAACCGACCCGTCATGTATTTTCTGGCAGTCTCGTGGGTTAAGTCCTTTTTTTCAAGAAGCAGTGTTTTGTACTCTACAGAATCCTGACTTACACCCCTTTGGCGCAAAGCTTTAAGTTGTAGTGAAACTTGATTTCTACGCTTGCTTAAACGCTTTATATTGGCATCCGCACGTTCCAGACCCAGTGCATACAGGGCATTCTTCTCGTGAAACTTTTTAATTAGGTTCGCTTGCTTTAAAGCTATGCCAGCCTCAATAGGGGTCATGTCTTTATATATGTTGTATTCTTTTATTATTCGTAGCCCGTCTTCAGTGTTGGGGTCAGCCTCGTCTGCCTTTGCCTTCATTTTGTTTAACGTGCCAGTAACATTATCCAGCATGTTACGGCCTTGAATGGCTTTAGCTTTATTTACACCTAAAAGCATCGTACCAGCTTCAGCAAGAAGCATGGCGTACTGCTCTTTTCCACTAAGTTGATCTATAGAGTTATTCAAAAGACTATACGCCTGTTCTTCGTTTACAAACGTACGATCAATTTGTCTTTCTACTCCTGCAGCGTCCCTAACAGTTTGTTTTGTTAGTCTTTCAAACTCTGCATCATCTAGTGTACCAGAGTCTACTTGTCTTTTAAGTTCCGTTACAACCATTTCATTCATAACAACTGACAAGTCTTTTATACCAAACTTGTCTTGCAAAACTCGTTCTTTCCAAAATCGAGTTGCGTTGTTACGTAAGTCTTCAGTGTCAGCCCACTGTTCAAAGAACCCTTTATCTGGTGCAGATGGATTTAAAAAGTTTGTACCGGCAGCAAGTCCTGCTTGTATAGCATGAAGACCATAGTTCAAAACAAGATTGGGAAGCTGCGCTGTGCCTCTAATTACACCATCATTTATTTTTTCTGTTAGCGTATCCCAAAACTCACCTGTGGAAATATTGGTAACAAACACTCGTTCCAGCGTAGCCCTGTCTTCATCAGTGAGGTCTGCTGCACCGTCAAAAGTACCACGAACAACCATAGCAACGGATGACTTGGCATCTGATATGTTTTTCTGTATAGTCTGGAGTCTAGGATTAGTTTCTGCTTCTTCTGTGGGAGCAAACTGGTATTCTCCCGGCGCAGTCTCTAAACTAAATTCTACTGGTACCTTCTTGTCTTTCTCTTGAAGGGTGTTATAGGCTCTATAAGCGTTATTTAATTGGATTGCAAATCTGTCTTTAGCATCTTGTGGAACATTAGGTGCTGTTTGCGCTTTAATCATCGCCTGAAGCTGACCTTGTGATAGACTTAAAATACCGGGTATTTTTCCCTCAATAATTCTTTGTCTAAATTCGTCCTCAGATATAGGCTGCAACTGTTCTTGGATACTTTGCGCTGCCATGTCCCCAGTAGTTAAAAGTTTTTTATCCCCTGTGACGGGATCAATCTCATAGTCGTATGGTTCATCCGTCCCTGTAGGTTCATCTTTAGCTATGCCCCCTCCGGTAATAGCCTTTAATCCTTTGCCTACTACTTCGTCAATGTCAGGAATACGAAACCCGCCTGACTTTTCTTCTACAAATTGTCTTCGTCTTTCACTTTCAGTAGCATCGCCGGGATCGGGACGCAACGCTTCACTCACACCTCTGTATGCAGGTTGAATTATCTTTTCATCAATGGTGTCAAGAATTCCGTCAGCCATGCTAATTATATCCCCGATTGTGGTGCTTGCATTCTTCGCGTCATTTCGGTTGTCAGTGCGTCAATCATAGCTTGATCTGTCACAGCATTTGCGTCACCATCTATCCACACGGGATCAGCATCATTTCCGATATTAAGATAATCTTCGTACGAGAATGACGGACTCGCTTTAGGATTGGCTTCTTTTCCTTTTAATGCAGCCACTTTATTTTCCATGTAGTCAACAGAAATAGCTGCGTCAATTATCATGGCTTCTTCTGGCTTTAAAGCAGCGTTTCCTTTACCGTACGAAACGAACACCTTTAGTTTCTTTACGTCTCGTTCCATTTCATCGATAACTACCTGTATCTTTGCTAACGCTTGATCTTTTGTGGCGAACCCTGCACCCAGTCTGTCTAACTGTTGTTGAATGTCTTGGTTAGAAAGACGCCCTGACGGGTCAGCAGCACGGGCAAGCTGAAAAGCAAGGGATATACGCAGTGCCTCTAACTCTGCAAGGGCTTCTCCGCCATTTTTTCTTTTTTCTGCAATACCAGCTTCTAATCCTGATAGGTAGTCATCTGTCAAATCATCTGTAGATTCTCCGATAACTCCAACACCCAACAAATCCTTTTGGATAGCGGCACGTATACTCTGATCTCCTATAAAAGCAACGCCCAAAACCCTTTTAAATCTAGCATAAGTTTCCGGTTCATCTAAATTCTTTCTGGCTTCTTTTAGCATGTTCAGGGAATTTAGTGCTGTCTCTTTGTTTGATAATTCGTTTGAAAGGAAGTCCATTGTAAATTTATCACCAGATTCAACCAGCTTAGTACCATACCTTTTTGACAAAACGTACTGCTGTCTAGTTTCTCCCATATCTTGTCCTGTGCGAAATCTAGGAGTAACAGTTTTGCTTCTATGGTACTTCATGTAAGGCGCAAGAGCCATAACTTTTTGATGAAAGGTACGTGCATCTGCAGCGTTCAAAGTGTTTAAGAATTCTGTTATTTCTTCGTTGTCTACTTTGTACAAAGAAATCTCAGGGTCGTAACCCCTCACGTTGTTTACATTACTAATTTGTAAAGACGCTCCCAGCGCACTTTCTTTTTGCGCGGGAGAAACTCCCGGAACAGGGTAAAATTGTTTGTCGGGATCAATTTGTCTTCCATTTCCGTCCACGCCAATCCAGAAGTTGTACAGGGTTGATCTACGTGCTTCTGGAGACATGTTCTTGTCTATGCCCAAAACGTATGACATAGTATCAAAAGCATCTACAAGGTTACTAGATATATCAATCGTGCCCACCTCAAGTGAACCATCTTCAGCAACAACAACTTTAGTGGCTACAGGTGTTTTACCCTCTGGAGGTGTATCTGATGTCTTGCCGTCTACTAGTTGTTTGCCGTCTGCCGCACTGCCACCATGCAGGTTGTAGTGTAAACCTAATCCGGGGAACATAGGGGTAGGCTCCCACCCCATAATTGCGGGTTCAAGAAACTGCCCTTGATTTTGGCTTTCATTCCAAGACTGTAATTCGTTATTATATATTCTAGCTTGGCTTGCAACAAGAAGGTTGTTAGCTTGATCCCACAGTGTTCTATCTTCTCTTAATTTAGCCATTTGGGAGGGGTTTTGAAGCATAGATGCGTATTCAGTAAGGTATGCGTAGGCGTCATTTAAGTCTCCTTCTCCCTTTGCCCTGTTAAAATTAAGACTGTGGATATCCCCCTTTAGAGTAAGTGTTCCATCTGTATCTGAAGCATTTGAAAGAGTAGAAAGAACACCAGTGAAGTCAGTATTGATACGTTCTCCCGCTTGACCAAAAATGTTGATACGCTCACGAGAATCTATCTTACCCTGTGCAGACTTTATCATGTCGCCAATCTTTTGAGCGTTTTCTTGATTAAAATTTTTGCCACTAACTGCTGCGTCAACAAGTATCTGATTGTATGCGTCAAGCTTTTCCTGTTCGCCCACGCGTAGGGCTTTTTCTTCTTGTATGTTTCGTGTAAAACCCTGTACTAAGCCAGTGGCAAGTGCTATACCAATACCCATCGTTTACTCCTCTATCTGGCCTTGCATGTTCATAAAGTTTTCTTCTGTCGGGGGTGTTGGGGCGTTGCCCTGTCGGATACCCTTGTTCAGTGTTTCTGCTACGTATGTAAACATGGCAGGATTGTTTTGAGCCATCATGTTAAAGAACGTCTGATCATCCATCTCGTCTTCGGTCAGTGCGTCTTCATTTTCAAACATACGATATGGCACACCGTTTTCTTCCGCCATGTTAGCTATGTACATGGCAAGTGGTCCCTTGATAAGCAAGCCCACGTCTGGCATAAACTGCCCCTCTTGAAAGGCTTGGAAGATGTAGCCCTCCACGAGAGCCTCAACAGATGCGCCAACCATCAACAGCTTCAACATTTCGTCACGGGTCTGTTTGATTTCAAGGGAGTCGATTGCAGAACGTAGCGCAACTTCAGGATTAACCTCACGAGGGGGTTGACCCCACGGCCAGCGTTCGTTGTCGCTTGTCAAGCCGTATCCCGGAGGGGCGGCTGAAAACGGGTCTTTTGCTTCAATGCTTCCCGGTGCGGGCATCATCTCTTCGGCCATGCTGTTACACCTCTGTCATTCTTGTTTTAGGTTGTCCGCCCTTTGCCGTAAAGGTTACGTTGGCGTACTTTGAAAACATGTCTATTACCTGTTGGTTGCGGGCGTTTTGTACAAGGTTCATCATTGCGCTGTCTAAGCGAGGATCACTCTGCATAAGTTGTTGTATTGGCTGCAGTTGTGGAGTGTTTGCCGTAGCTGCACGTGATCCAGCCGCTAGGTCTGATGCTGTTCTAGACTGTAGAGGTACCGATGATCTGGCAAATTTTTGATTTTCTTTTTTTCCAGAATCCAAAAAGGACTGTGCAAGGGCAGATGTAGTTGCTACTCCTGTGCTTCCACCGGACATATACTGTATGCCCGCCATAGCTGCGATTGGAAGTAAAGATGAGAGTAATTTCATTTGTTTTTCCTAGTTTGAGCCTTATCCGCTGCCAGCCATCCACGCTGCTACCCAGTTGCCGATACCCAGCGCAAGGTCATTCTTTTGCTGGTCGTTGTACAATTCTTTGGTGTTGGCAAACTCCATAGCCATGATACCGACTTCGTGCTGTCGCTGCATGTACGATTCCGTTTTTTGAAAATTCCACGCTGCATTGTCACGATATCTTTGCCACAGATTGTTTAGTGCGTTTTGGCTGGCGTTAAATTGATTTGCTACGTTAATGCGATTTGTTTCGTTTTGGATTGCTGTGGCTGCAGTGTTGACCTGTCGTCTCCACTGTACGTTTGATTGATCCACAGCAAACTGCATGTTGGCATTGAACTTTTCGCGGTTGTCGCGCATAGCTGCGTTGAACTGTTGTTGTGCATTGACTTCACCTGCGTTAAACTGTGCAGTTGCAGCCACACGGTTTTTGTTAGCAGTCTCAACCTGTGATCCCAGATTCGCAAAGAACTCTTCTACTTGTAACTCATTTTTAGCGTTGAACTGCTTGCGGGCATTGTCCTCTGCAGCATCCTTGAACATCGCCTGTGTTAATGCATTGTATGACAGGGTAGCCCCCTGTTGACGTGCGTCGAGGTTCTTTGTCTCTGTAGAGAGAAGCATCTGTGCGTTTGTTACGGCACCCTGCAGACGTGCAGACAGGTTTGCTTTGTCCATGCCCGCAACTACAGCGGCGTTAGCTAGGGCTGTCTGTTGTTGATTGTTAAGATTCTGCAATTGTATTGTAGCGTACTTGTTGGCATCTTGTGACGCAATAACAATACCAGACTCCATGACAGCCTGTGTCATTGCGGCTGCAGCCATTGACGACGCACCCAATCCCCGTGCTTGCATTACACCGGCTACCTTGCGAACTGCAGGTGCAGCCCACGCTGGCATGGGTTTACCCTCTTCGATGCTGCCCAACAATTCGCCCAGTTGGTATTGAACTGTGGCCCGTTGGTCTAGTTCTTGTGTAGCGGCTGTCGCTTGTGATCCGGCGGAAACTGTGCCTTCAACTTGGGAGATGTCCACTTGTGGGCGACGGGCATCCTGTATTTGTGCCGCTGTCATGTCGGTGACACCGGGGGTTATTTGTGTTGTAGCAGCAACTTGGCCCAGTGTGGGGTCAGTCGGCTTGGTAGGAATTGCTGCAGATAATCCAGTAATGTCTGCAGTAGATGTACCAGCCAGAGGAGTTGCAGATGTAAGTGTGGTGTCTGCGCTGGTGGTTAGCAACTCGTCTTGCTTTACAGTGGGAGTAACTGCTGTAAGCTGGGGAACACCCGTAGTTTTCCCCGCTGCCATCTCTCCTACTTGATCAGTCAGGTCTTTATCAGTAGATATTTTATTTGCTTCTGCCATATTATCTGCTTTCCCACGTGCAAGTGCTGCCTGAATAGCTGCTGCTTCTGCTGGTGATTTTACGTCACGTTGTTGTTGCCGCATTTGGGCTTGCTCATACGTCATGCCGCTGTAGTCTGGAGGTGGTGCCATTTCACCTGTTAGCAAGTTAACAGAAGGACCGGGGCCACCCATATTTCCACCTACCTGCAAACCACCACGTGGGTCATTCATAACAGGTGTAGCACCTCCCGGTTGTCCACCAGTAAGTGCTAAAGGTACAGGCGCACGATTATTTCCGGGGCCAGTAGCAGGTCCGTTAGTAGCTTGTGATGCAATCGTGCCACCAGTCTGTAGATTAAAACCACCGCCTGTAACTGCAAAACCGGGTGAATATCTACGAGTGTTAATCGCCATGTTAGTTCATTCCCATAAATACACTGACTACCATAGCCACTACCATAATCGTACTGCCCATTATCATTGCTTCTAAACGCCACATGCGCTTGTCCAAGCCATCCAACTTACCATTCACCAACTCACGAAACATAGCGCACTCTTTTTCATGTGCGTCCAGTTCCATCTGCACCTTCAATGCAGGTTCCACTGTTTGTTGCTGATCAATTTTCATTACGTCTCCAACGTCGCAATACGAGTTACTACCAGCTTGATGGTACTTTGCCTACAATAGTCAGCAGTCAGCTTATTTTTACGGCAACGGTGTGTTGACTACTGCCTAATTTCCACACTTTGCCAATTGCTACAGAGTATTGTTCAAAAGTTGGTGAGGTTACTGCTACTGCTTCAATGCCGCCATCTGACTTTGCTTGTGCTATAACAAAGTCACCAACTTTAGTTGTGCCACTAATCGTACAAGGAACCTGACCGCTAAACGCTATGCGGTCTACTTTCTGCCGCGCAGCCTCTAGCGCATCGCCTTCCAATGTTGTCTGATTACCATCAGCGTCAGTTGAAGCAATACTCCATACATCACCTCCAACATATGACGGGTCTGTTGATTTAATTACAAAGCTGTGTGCGTTAGCAAATACGTCAGTTAGATTGCCATCTGCGTCAACCCCGCACACTGCACCTTTTGCAATAGTGCCGCAACCATCAGCTTTAGTCATGTATTCAGCGTAGTCAGCACCGCTAGCATTTACTGTGCCACCAGCATTGATTGCTCTGTCTGTAGTATTCATGCCTCGCACTTTGAGAGTGGCATTTGCTGCGTTTGGTGCTTTGCCACCTTCGTTTGCGTTGAAAACGCCAAAGTATTCGGTGGGAGATGTATCAGCAATTCTAATAGCTTGCAGCGCAGTTGTGTTTCCACACTGAAGGTCTAAAATTCCAGTTGCAGGGACACGCCCAATGCCCACGTTTCCTGACGCATCAATATGCATACGGTTTGCGTTACTTGTACCAAAACGCAACGACCCGCTTTCACAATTTGCGATAACTGCTTCAGTGCCTTGCAAACTAATACCAAGACCTCTGTTTGCCCCAGTTGCAGGGTCTGTTAATTTAAGAGTTGCGCCATCGCCATTGTTAACTTGCAACAAAGTTCCGCCACTGTTGACTGTTAGACCAGCAAGGCCACTGTCTAGGGTTGGTGACGCAGTGCCGATTCCAACATTTCCACTTGAACCTTCTACAAAAAAGGCGTTTGCATCGTCATCAGACTCAACACGAAAGTCTATGTCTGCGCTGCCATCATTAAATGATAATGTGCTGGCGTCATAATTTATTATGCTGGTTAAAGCCCCAGCTTTCATAGAGAAAATATCAAATGCCGCATCTTCAGTGCCATTTGACGCATCAATAATAAAGTTTCGCCACCGTGTTCCAACCGTGTTTTCATCAGCATCGTTGTTAAAGTTGAATGTCAACTCACCAATCGCATCGTTGTCGGCAGGGCTGCCTGATGCTCTGGTCATCACAAGATTTGGCCCAGTGTTAGCATCCGCATCCGTTGATGTAAGTGTTAGATTGTTAGAGTTGTCAGAGGTGGTGATATCCATATTACCAGCAACGCTAACAAATCCATCATCTCTTACAGCAAATTTTGATGCGAGGCTGGAGTTGTAGAGGACAAGTATAGAACTACTTGAGCCATCCGTTGCACCAGCTACAGTCAACGCCCGTCCAGAGTTGATTGCGTCAACCCCAATAGAAGCATGGCCTGTGATAGCTGTGTCGCCTGTGATGTCCACGCCGTCAGCGGTAGTGGCGAGTTTGGCTGCATTATCGTGATACAGAGTGACTGCGCCATCAACAGCCGCAGTTATCATGTTCTCACCAACCGCAGGGTTTGTCAGTGAAAAGTCCTCACAGGCTAAAATAAGGTTTCCTGTACCACTATCTGCAATTAGGGAGTAGGAACCATTATGGCTGATTTGCAAATCAGACCCAGCACCGAAGATGGCCTTGTCGTTGTCTCCAAAGTTGATGTCAGCAGAAGTAGTCATACCATCTGTAGTAATTACGCCAGTGACATCAATGCCTGTGTTGGTGGTGGCGAGTTTTTGTGCGTTGTCATAGTTAATTGTAACTGCGCCGTTATCATTAAAAACTGCGGCTTGCTCACCTGTCATGTTGCCAATAATGACTTGACTTGAGCCTCTTAAAAATACATTCCCTGTGCCAGCGTCATCAATAAAACTGTTGCTGCCATCGTGATAAATCTGCAAGTCAGACCCTGCACCCATCAAAATTTTAGCCGAATCTGGGAACAGAATATCATCCGTACCAGTCGGCACGGTGAACACCGTAGCATCCGCATCGTTCTTGAGAGTTATGTCTGATGTAGAGCCTTGTCCTGTCAGGATAAGCCCTTCTGCGCTAGTGTAACCAATCGCAGCAGTATCACCAGCAGCAGTATCGCCATTAACTTTTACGGTTGCACCTGCTGTTAAATCACCAGCTACCGTTACATTTATAGTGCCTGTTGGTATTTCCAATACGTCAGCATCTGCATCGTTCTTTATCGTAACATCATTTGTTGAGCCTTGCCCTGTCAAGATAAGACCCTCTGCCGCTGTGTAACCGATAGCAGCGTTGTCCCCTGCGGCTGTGTCTGTTGTGGCCTCTAGGGTGCCGCCAGTAATAACGCCTGTCGTGGTAAAATTACGGATGCCTGTATAATCTTTATTGGAGTCAAGTATGACCGCCTTAGACGCAACGGCAGTACCAACCGCTGTTGAACCCAAATCAAGTGCGTTGATTTCGCCTACGACTACTGTAGCACCGTCAAGGATGTTTAGTTCTTCAGGAGTGGACGTAACTGCTGTGTTACTTGCTGCAGCCAGCAACGGAACCGTTCCCGACTGATTGGGCAAGTTAATTGTGCGGTCTGCTGTTGGGTCTACAATAGTAAGTGTGGTTTCGTGAGCGTCAGCAGTAGCACCCTCAAAGATGATAGCATTTGCTGCATTCATTGTAACGGTATCTACGGTGGTCGTTGTACCTGCCACAGTAAGTTTAGGTACTAACAGTTCGCCTGTGCTTGGATTATATCGCAAAGCACCAGTGTCATCTAGCAGTGCATTTGATTCGTCATGGAACACGACAGGGAAGTTGGTGTTAGCTGTGCTGTCAGTAACGGTAGTTGTTGCTGCCAAAGTTGCATTAGCAACTGTTACTCCTGCAATAACAGTATTCAGTGCTGTACCATTAACCGTAATCGCATCTGCCTCTAGGGTTCCATCAATGTCAGCATCACCTGATACGTCAAGCGAACCTGCGTCCAACTCCCCTGTTAAGGTAATGTTACGGAAGCTGGCTACATCTTTGTTGGCATCTGCTGTAACTACTTTACTAGCTACAACTGTGCCTACAGCAGCACCTGTGTCACTGTAGTTAAGTTCTGCTGCAGTTGACGTAACATTTGTACCACCTATGTCCAGTGTAGTCATAGATACTTCACCAGCGACTGTAAGTAAACCACTAGCAACAGTCATCAAATCTGTGTCATCTGTGTGACCAATAGTTGTGCCATTAATAAGCACGTCATCAATATCCAACGAACCACCAGAGATAAGCCCTGTAGTTGTAATCGTTGATGAGCCTGTATCAATCGTGCCAAAGCCAGATGTAATAGAGCCAGAGTTAAGTGCGCCAACCGTAGTGGCAGCAGTCGTAACTAGGTTAGGCATTGCTGTAATTTCGTCATCAAAATAGGCAGCAAGGTCAGTGACCGCCACCTGTTTCATAGTTCCAGCATCGTTGAATACAACACGGTCAGCATCTGCCACAGTCGTAGCGGATGCGGATGTGTCACCATCCATAATGTTTATTTCGGTTGTGGTGACTGTTGCACCATCCAGTATTTCAAGTTCTGCCTCAGAGATACCCGCACCACCGATTGTCAGTGTGCCTGATATGTCTACGTTGCCGTTGATGTCTACGGTAGTGGCAGCAATCTGGATTTCCGTGTCAGCTAT